AGTTAGCCTGTCCTAGCCCGGATGCATATATCATCCCCTTGTTCCACATCATCGGACTGTTGTCCGTCGTCCAGGTCTCTTTGTTGTGAAAGTCGAATCCCGGTGTGACATAGCCCCAGTCTTCCGCGAATTGCCTGAATATAGTCGCGTGGTCAATCGGCTCCAGCACGTTCCCTAGCACCACGTACCCCTGTTCATCCAGATGCTTCATCCAGGCTTCGCGATCTTCTAGATCGAAAGTTTGTGGCGTCTCGCATGCATACTCTGCCATTATCTACTCTTTATTCGATGTCTTTAGCCACTTCAATTTTGCCAACTTATTATATGGCCAAGACCCGCAAAGCTTGTTCTCCTAGGAAGTCACCCCGCAAGGCCGTCTGCGTCCTCGCTGATAACCCCAATGGAGTGTCCGGCGTTATCCAGATGGTAGAGTATCGTAATGGCGTTAGGTTTAACTACGACATCAAAGGGCTCGCAGATGGGGAACACGGCTTCCACATCCATCAATACGGTGATCTAACCGATGGCTGCACATCGGCGTGCGCCCACTACAATCCACTCAAACACAATCATGGCGGAGTTCGGTCGAAAGAGAGACATCTGGGAGACCTGGGCAACATCACTTCGCAACAAGGCGTCGCCTCCGGAACGGTGTTCGGTAAAAACATTCACCTGGACTACTCAGGGCCCCATTGCATCGTCGGGCGCATGCTCATTGTTCACGAGGATCGCGACGATCTCGGAAAGGGCGGTGATGCCGAGAGCCTTAAGACCGGGAATGCGGGCAAAAGGCTTGCTTGCGGCGTAATCGGCATCAGGAACTAGCGCAAGCCACCTGCACTGGTTCCCGAAAGCGTTGGGAATCCCGACTTAACGTTCGACTATTAGTATAGTCAGACGTTATGCGTTTCGTATCGTTCTCGAGAGAAGGTATGGGCTTGACCAACCAATTGTTCACTCTGTCGAAAGGAATACACGATGCTATTGACGACCGTTGCAACGTTGTTGTCATCGATCGTTTCTTATGCGATTACAGCAATCACGAATATGTGCGTGTATCGGACGTACTAGACCTAGAGAAAATGAATGTTTACTTCAGAGAGAAGTACGGTTTAGTCTTGGTAGATAGGCATGGCTTCGACTTCGAGTTGCTGAGTGTGACGTACGGAACTGTGGAGAGTAAGGTAGATGTAACGCGAACTGTCAAAGAGAAGTACTACCGCGACAAGAAACTATTCATAAGTAGACTTACTGATCTCAATGACATTCAAGGGGATCCTTTCCCCGGTCTTAGAAAACACATTTGGTTCGAATACAGACTGAACGGCGACGTTATAGTGGATAAGTACGAAGAGCATCTGGCGAGGGATATCGATTATACTAATGATAACTACGCTATGTCCCCGATGGGCTGGCCATCTAAGAACCACGATACATTCGAGGACATATTAACTCACATCACATACACTAAGCAGCTCTATGACGTGTCCAGAAAACAACTATCAGGCACTGCGCTAACGAGTAGAGTCAACCTTGTTCATTTGAGAGTAGAGGAAGACGCGATAAACCATTGGTCGAGGATGAATGGAATGTCGAAAGAGGATTTCAGAGTGGAACTCGAGAACAGATACATTCAATTAGTACGAGAGAACATCAACGAAAGCGATACGACAATCGTGTTGTCGTCTTCGTCTGACAACGGCGTTATCGGTTTTCTGGACGAAAATGGATATAACTATTTCGCCAGTAGAAAGAGTTTCCAGCATAGAGAGTTGAATGCAATAGTAGACTTCATTATCTCGAAGCAATGCAACAACGTATTCATCGGCAATTTCGACTTCGACGGAATGAATGGTTCTTCGTTCAGCTATTACGTAAAAGTGAGTTTGCATAGCGACGTCACGTATGAACGCGTTGACTTAGATCACGTACTAGTTCACTGAGTATTGGCTTAAGGAACTAGCGCGGACCCTCTTCATGGGTCTTCCAAGCCACGTCGCCATGTGCTTCTCCGTGCGAGACTGTGGTGGGTACTTGCCCAGCCTCTTCGCGAACATCGAGGATCTGCGCAAAGGTCTACCAGACACTCGGGTAACGTGCATCTTCATATATGACAACTGTTCCGATAATAGCGAGCAACTCATTCGCGAGTATGCACGCGACCGTCCCGATGTGGTTGTCGAGACATTGGTGAATCTGTCTCCGTTAAGAACCGTCCGTATTGCCAATGCGCGCAACAGGTATCTCGAAATCCTGGAAACGCTGGATGGCGTGGATTATCACATCGTGGTTGACTGCGACGATGTCTGTGCCTCGAGATGGGACATTGGGGTTATCCGAGAATCTCTCGAATCGTCCGAGGGCTGGGATTCTCTCTCTTTCAATCGCCCCGACTACTACGATATCTGGGCCCTCCTGTTCGACGGATTCATTCACCACTGCCACGGGTTCGCTAGCAGGACTTGTCCGTCGGAGCCTACAGGGGTTGTGCAACTCATGCAGAGTTACCTTCAACACAAACTGGCACAGTCGTCCGAACCAACCGTGGCAGTCTGGTCCGCATTCTGCGGTTTCGCCATCTACAAGACCCCGCGCTTTCGGGGCTTTCGCTACGACGGACAAGCATCGAGTTTCCAGACCCTATTTACTGACCAAGATCGCCGTACTCTCGAGTACGGCTTGATATGCTACTACAACATGGATGTGGTCTGCCTGCCCAACGGATCGTGCGCTGAACCTGGTCAGGTATGCGAACATTTGTTCTATCACGTCACCGCGGTCCGCCACGGGCGTAAGATACACGTGTCCAAATCTGCGGTGTGCTCCGGGGGAGCCCCGCGGGTCCCTGTTCCACATACCCCCCTATCTGTGCCGTTCAGGTTCCGGGACGGGAACGCGAAGGTTAAGCTGACCAGGGAGATGCTTGCGTGCGGAGTTGTCGCGACGCAGAATTAATCTCGAACTATGGTATGAACCTTCCTGGACACGTTGCCCTATGTTTCTGCGTTCGGGATTGCGCGCCGTATCTTCCAAGTGTCTTCGCGAACATCGATGATCTTCGCGAAAGCATTCCTGGAGTGCGCCTTACCTGCGTCTTCGTCTATGATAATTGTACTGATGGTAGCGAGGCTCTACTGATGAACTACCGAAGCCAGCGCCCAGACATCATCGTCGAGACCATTCCCAATCCCTCGCCACTAAGAACCGTCCGCATTGCGAACGCTCGGAATGCCTGTTTGGACAACCTGGATCGTCTCGGTAGCGTAGAGTACCATGCCATGATCGATTGCGACGATAAAGGCGCCGGCCAGTGGGACATCGAGGTTATACGCGATGCTCTCTCCAGCCCAGACGACTGGGACTGCCTGACCTTCGATCGGAAGGTCTACTATGACACATGGGCACTACTTTTCGGTGGTTTCACACAGCATTCCTGGGGGTTCCAACGAGCCAGGTCTCCTGGTTTCATGCTCATGCATAGGATTGACGCCCGCGTCAACGCGCTGATGCAGGCGGAGATCCGTCGGGAGCTAAACGAGTCCCAAACACACACCATCGAGGTTGTGTCCGCTTTCAATGGTTTTGCCATCTACAAAACGCGCCGCTTTCGAGGCTTACGCTACGACGGTCACGCTTCTGCCTTCAATCGGCTCTACAGCGAGCCTAGTCGGCGTTTGCTCGAGAAAGGCCTCTTGTACAAGTATGGTCTTGATACCCGCTGCGTACCTGACGGCGTGGGTGGCAATGGAGAGGCCTGTGAACATCTATTCTACAACGTCCTCGCCCACCGACGTGGCTGCAAGATTAAAATATCTAAGTCCATTGTGTGCGATGATCCCCCTCGAAGCGTTCCGCCCATGGTGAATCGAGGGGAGTCAATTTCGAAGAGCCCACCACTGCCAGAGAGCGCAGTGCCATCTCATCCTACGATATCCTGGAAGATGAAGGGCTGGGGGTCAAGGAACGCGGGCGAAGGTCTCCAATTTATTTCGCATATCAACGCGCACGCCTCATGAAACGCCCGATTGCTTGGCACAGTACAGATTCCAGGGTTTCATAGTGAAACGTGAAAGCGACGCTGTCTTCGAGGTTCACCACGGCGTGCCATATGTTCCGAGGTATGTTCAGTATGTCCCCCTTTTCCACTACAATCTCCGAGAGATTACCTTCCCTCTTCATTCGCGATATCCGATCCTCGTCTTCAGGGTCGAATACCGTATAGAAATCCCCGAAGGGGGTTCCCAGGGGTGTGATATCATCTTCTCCTTTCGGGTGCACGAACAAGACCCTCTTCCTACCTTCTAAGACGCACAGAAAGTTTGTGGCGTCCGTGTCATAGTGAAAGGTTGTGGTCGATCCTTCTGGTCCCATCCAGAAAGAATATGTTAGGAACAGATACCATGGAATTTGTCCCTTGAACTCTTCCTCAACCGCTCTATCGAGTCCCACGTCTTGGAGAAATTTGTAGTAGTCCTCGCTTCTGAAATAATATTTTTTTTTGTGTGGATGTTTTCCCCGAATGTACTCATCGATGTACTCGCCTAACTGCATCCTCAGTAAGCGCGAGTCACTAACCGTGCATTCCTTATTTTCGGAGTTCAGAACATAAATTAATTCATTGCCGTAATTCTTTCGGAAGAAATCGATAGTCCAGTTTTTGAAGCGTCCTAGCTTGTTTTTGACTACGAACGGGATCCTTGTATCCGAGCCCAGCTGGCTCTTCTCGACTATCTCTCCGAAATCTATCTTGTGATAATACCTCTTGTATCGGAAGTAGAGGTATGATCCGCATGCCAACATAATGATTGCTAGGATCGCCTGGCGCATACAAACTCATGCCGATATCTTTTTTGGTCTCACAGCGAATTTCTCGATATCCTCTATCGACAACTTGCACTCTGGACCGATGGACTCGAGAACTTCCTCTATTTCTGATGCTGTTGGGTCGTCCATAAGCATCTGGCACAGTGTGTGGAACTGTTCGGTCCGTTGTCCGTCGCTTTCCCAACCAGGGTACGCCTCGTCCCATAGCTTACCGAGAGACTTGCTAATATTGAAATTCGCTGCCGTGACTGCATCGGCGGCTCCTGACTCTCCGGACCTCCATCCCTCGACAGCATCTTTGACGTGCCAACTGCGCTTGGCCGCGTCAACGCAGTGAATGGGTCGATCTTCTACAGCCAGGGGTCGCAGGTTGTCTATCAATATGTTCGACACCCCTTCTCTCGCAATCGGCTTCCCGTTCTTCAATAGGTCGGCTACTGTCAGGCTCAACTGCTGTGCAAACCCTTGGATGGACATGGCGTCGGCGCACTTCTCGTTGAGGTACAGATTCACGCTGACCTCTTGGTTGTTGATGTTATTGTTCGAGCCGGTGCAAATCACCGCGTTCTTGCCTCCGACCGATTCGGTAATTGCGGGCATTACCGCCTTCAGGATGTCTATCACGTCATCTTTGCTCAGCCCCGCGGATGTGGAGTACCCCGAGCTCTGCTGTGACGAGTTGCAAGTCTTCCTGTGACGGTAGTAGCCTTGGTTGTACTTGTATTCCTTACCGCAGGCACACACCCATCTAGGGGCGTCCTTTTTCGTCCCTAAATGTCCACCATTGTCCACCATTTGGTTCATTTTGTGTTTCTTGGTCTCGATATGGCGTTTCCACTTTCCAAGATGTGACGTTGCATAGTCACAACGAATGCATGTGTATTTCTGGTCCTTTTTTGTCCCTAAATGTCCATCATTTTCCACCATATTATGGTGGATAGAAAAGGACCAAAAGCTTTAAACTAATTTCCCATGTAGGCCTACGCGCGGCTTTCTTTGCGGAACCCTTTCCTCTAGAAAGATGTAGATGCGCGGAAAACGCGGCCTACTTTCCCAACTCCTATTTCAGAAATTCGGGGAGAGTTTGTTAGTTTGACCCAGGAATTTTTCGACTCTTGGAAAACAGGCCGCAAAAGCCGCGCTTTCAAGTTATCCGCCTACATACTCCCTACATAGAGAGCACCGCGAAGAAAGCCGCGCACTACGTTAACGTAGCCATCGTGGGATGATCGCTCATTGTGTGTTTAGGGGCTCCGTTTCTCTCCTTCCCGTCTTCTATGGGGGACTGGGTTTTCTACATCATCAAGAATGGCTACGCCACCTACGCGGGGGTATCGCCCGATCCGGTGAGACGTCTCCGCCAGCACAATGGCGAGCTTAAGGGCGGGGCCAAGTACACGACCGGACGGGGGCCCGGTTGGAAGCACGTGTGTCTAGTCAAAGGCTTCCAAGACAAAATACAAGCTCTCCAGTTCGAGTGGGCAGTTAAACACGTGCCCCCGAGAAATGCCGGTGGTATCGATAATCGTCTACAGAAACTCAATACTGTTCTCTGTAGACAGCAATGGACGTCGAAGTCACCTCCGGCAAGCACGGTTCCTTTGGCCCTAGAGTGGTGCAGCGGCGAGCATATCATTGCTATGGACCTTCCCGACTATGTCTCCTGCTCATGAGTAGCCCCAGCAACCGCACTTCTCTGTACCGAGAGGCGCTTCTCCACACCCTGGACACAGCCTAGCTCGAGGAAGAGGCACTACCTCGACTACGTCTCTGGGGTATAGGGTCTGCGCGAGTATCAGCGCTCTTCGATAGTTTGAAACGAACACTTGCGCGCGGACGGATTCATTGACTTTCAGCGCGAACCCCTCCATCTTATCATTACAACGTCGTATGGCTTATACCCTTTCGGGATTATCTCAGTTAACTATAGATGAAGTGTGGGATTTCATGTGCAGTCGCCGTGGTGCTCATCGTCGCGAATGTCTATCTCACACTCACTGCGGATCACTCGAAGGACAAGGATAACTTCTATCGCACGCTCGGTCCCGAGCTGCAGGCCCGCTACGAAACCATAATTCAAGAGCGAAAGCTCATCTACATGAAGGGGTCTGGGCTGGGGCTGGTTCTGTCTGCCATCGCTATTTTTGCGTGCGGAGCGCGCAAGCCCGTACAGATGGGTTGTCTGGCCGGGGCGATAACGCTAGCCACAACCTATCTCTTCTACATCATTCATCCGAAAACGGACTATATGGTTCTCCACCTTGATAAGGCTGCGCAACGGGCCGCTTGGCTGGACATATATCGGAGCATGCAACTTAAGTACCATATCGGCCTTGTCCTCGGAATAGGGGCGGCCATGGCCTTAGGGTATTCAGTTTGTTGCTAGTCCGGCGACAAGCCTAAGAGTCTGAGCGCTGTAGGAGTATTCGTTGTCATACCACATCACTACCTTGATCTCGTTGGGGGCGGTCTGAATGGAGGCAGCTCTGTCAATGATACACGGGGCTGTCCTCCCGCAGAAGTCGCTGCTAACTAGCTCGGCTTCCTCGACCTCGAACACTTCTCCATAGAGCCTGTGCTCTCTAGCCTTGTGGATGACATCCTCGATGCAAACAGGACCGTCGCACCTTATGTTCACCTCTAGCATAGAAACGTTAGAGGTGGGTACACGTACCGACGACCCGGAAACCTTGCCGAGCAAGCTAGGGAGCAACTGGGTAATCGACTCTGAAGCGCCGGTTCTTGACGGAATGATGTTATTGATCACGGATCTTTGATTCCGCTGTACGCCGGCCCGGTCGAGAACCGACTGGGACTGAGTGGCGGCGTGCACAGTTAGAAAGTTGACGTGCGCAATTGTCCAGGCCTCGGAAACCAAATGAAGTAGAGGCGCCAGGGAGTTCGTCGTGCACGAAGCTCCGGAGATAACGCGTTCACCACTCCAGGCCGCCTCGTTCACCCCATAGCAGAATGTGGGGACCACACCGCCGGCAGGGGCGCTTATAACCACCAGGTCCACGTCGTGTAGAGGAGCGTTGTTTTTGTTCCCGGTTGCTTCGATCACCACGTCGACTTCGTTTTCTCTCCATGCGAGCTTGGTAGGGTCTCTATCATTTAGAAGTTCGACCGTGTGGTAGACGTAGTGGTTCGGATGATGCTTCCCAATCCGTACTCTAGATGCATCTAGAGTTTCGACCACTATATTGTTGCGGCCATGGACGGAATCGCTATTCAGGTAGTTTTGCAGGTCTGTGGGAGAGAGGTTGCAATTAATCGCTCTGATGTCCAGTTCCCGGTGGTGGGTGGCGGGGCTTTCCAAGGCCAGAGTGAGTATGGCCTTACCTATGCGACCAAGTCCGTTGATCCCGACTTTGGTCATTGCAGAGTTCCACGTTGACTTTCTAAGTAAGTGTGGATTAATGTCGAATTCGAATAGAGTTCCGATCTGGATCCGGTGGGCTCAGAATAGAGAGAAAACATTTTTAGTGTTAAGTTAGTTTTTGAACAGCGGCTTCGCCGCATGCCCCTTCGGGGCTGTTCAAAAACTGCGCAGGGCATTGCTTACCAAGGTTGGAGCGGTGACGCCATAGTTCTAACATTCCTCGTATAAAGCCGACTTGCTTAACACTGTATGTTCGGGAGAGCGTGCTCGATTCCTTCGACCTCCGCGGTGTCGAGTGCTCGGAGGAGCATGCTCACAACACCTCTCTATCCGGTATCGTTTAAACATATGTCTCGCAATGATTATAGGATGGCTGAACAAGTTGTAGAGGTATTTCTGCCGGATGACCCGAGAATCGAGGACTTCCATAGCCTATCGGGCGAGGACAAACTCAAGGTGGTGCGGCTAGGTCTTGCTTTTCTCTCCGAAGGCACAAAGCATCTCCAGAAATGGAACAGCGGCGAATGGGAGGCTACCATCAAGGCCATAGAAGAGCGCAACCATGCGGAGAAAGAAAGGTTGATGGAACAGATCCGTGCTAGTGAGACCCAGTTCACTGATTACGTCCATGCATCCAAGATACGCCAGGATGCTCTCGCGGTGGAGATCGGCGATAGCGAGAGAAGACGCTGTCGTGCCGAGGTCGAGCAGCTGAGGAGCCAGAACGAATCGTTAGCGGGACAGCTTGAGAGACAACAGGCTCATATGCATAGAGTGTCCGCCGACCACGAGGAACGGAAGGAGAAGAAGTTGAACGAAATGCGGGACTTCTACGAAGCGAAGATGCAGAGCCTAGACGATAAGGTCGAAGAGATGCGAAAAGAGAAAGATGCTGTGATAGAGAGATTCAGCCAGTATACTCACAATTCCTCGGTGCGCGGACGCGACGGGGAGGAGTGGGTGTATGGCCGTCTCAACATGACGTTTCCGAAAGCGGACGTCGAGGACACGCATACGCAGCCTGGCCGCGGAGACTTCATCGTGAGGGAGGAAGGAATGACGATGATGGTGGAGGCCAAGAATTACAGCAGAAACGTGCAGAAAGCGGAGATTGACAAGTTCTACCGCGACATAGACAGTCCGGCTAACAGTGACATCCAGTGCGCGGCCTTCGTCAGTCTGAAAACGGGAATCGCGGGCAAGGCGGATTTCGAAATGGAGGTGCGTAACGGGATCCCGGTTTTGTTCATCCACACGTTGGAAGATAATTTCATGAACCTACTTCTCGCCTGGAAGTTCTTCAAGCTCATGGTATCGCAGGGGGATATGGACCTTAGTGACAAGGAGGTCTGTGATGGGTTCCGCAACACGGCAAAGGCCCTGAAACGCAACTTTGCAAAGATGAGGAAGAATGCGGACAAGTACCATACTGACACGTTGGCCGCCATTGCGGAACAAGAGACCGAGGTCGTTAACCTGTATGGCCTTACGAAGCTGAAGTTTTAGTCTAAGGCTACTATATACATGCCTCGCACGCGAAAGCAACGAGCCCGCCACAAGCAGACCAAGAAACGGGTGAAGAAGTCGGCGGGAGATGGGGGCATCCAGCGCATCAAGCCTGAACTATTCAAGAAACTAAACGATCTCTCGCCTTTTGAACTCAAGAACAGATTGATAAAGCTAGCCGAGGGGAAGAAACCATCTCAGATGCTGAATGCTGGCCGCGGGAACCCGAACTTCTTCAATTCGTTCGCTCGGAAGGTCTTCGCAAGCCTGCAGACCACGTGTGTCGAGGCATCGACGCGTTTCGAGAAGGACCTTGTTCTATACCCCAGCGTCAACGACCACGACTACGAGAAAATTTTCAATAGCGCCATTCGGGGGTGGCCACGCGACCAGCGCGATTTTTTCCGCAACTATATGCAGTTTCTGAAGAACGCCGCTCGCAGCACTAAGCAGTCGCCGAATGCAATCCTGCATGATCTCCTTCTCTCCACGCTTGGGACTTTCTATCCCTCCCCTCCACAAATCCAGCCGCATCTCAATCTGGTGGCTCGAGATTTTATGTATGATCTCGTTCTCAACAGAGAGGCGGCAGCGGGCGCCGACATGGCAGGCATGAAGATGAAGCGTGATGACTTCGAGTACTTCGCTACGGAGGGAGCCGCCGCTGGTATTCTGTACGTGTTCAACAGTCTTAAGGCGAACCGGCTTCTGAAGACAGGTGACCACATTGCTCTCATTACCCCCATATTCAGCCCTTATCTGGAGATGCCGGTCCTTCAGGACCCTGATGGATACGGTCTCAAGATCGTCGAGTTGAAGGCAGATCCCGACAGAGACTACGCTCTACCCGACAGCGAGATAGCCAAACTCAAGAACAAGCGTATAAAGGCGCTTTTCATGGTTAACCCGCACAACCCGGGGGCGTATTCTCTCTCGAAAGCCAACATCATGGCCATCGGTGACATAGTGAATACGGAGAGACAGGACCTCATTGTCCTGTCAGACAACGTCTACGCCCCCTTCGCGCCCAAGTACTACTCGTTTATGATGTCATGTCCTCGAAACACCATAGAAGTGTATTCTCTGAGTAAGTACTTCGGAACGACTGGGTGGAGGCTTGGAATCTGTATGATCGCCAAGGAGAACCGAATCACGAAGATGATCCAGAATCTTCCGGCCAAGGACCAGAAGGCCCTTGCGCTGCGCTACGACACGGTGTCGATCAACCCTAAGAAGCTCTCATTCATGGAGAGACTGGTTGACGACAGTCGGCAGGTCGCCATGGGACATGTCGCGGGCCTCTCTACGCCGCAGCAGGCTCTGATTGGGCTCTTCTTCTACTATCAGCTGTCGGATCGCACTCATCAGTACCAGAACGAGATTCGCAACGAACTGAAACGCAGAATAACGACTCTGTACACTGAGCTCAAGACCGATCCCGACATAACTCCCGAGGCCACCAATTACTACTCCATGCTCAATGTCCCGCAGATCGCGGAGAATCTGTATGGCAAGGAGGCGCGGAAGCACATCGTGGCCAACTATGAATATCTCGAGTTCCTCTTCCACCTCGCTCGGGTTTACCATGTCGTGCTTCTGCCCGGTTCTGGCTTTGGATCTTCGCCGTGGTATATACGGATCAGTCTAGCGAACCTTACGAACGAAGACTATCGGACGATCGGCGTCGCTCTCCGCAATTGCATTGCGGATTTTGCCGGGAAGCACAAATAAATATCGTCGGGGAGTATATAGATGATTGACTATCTAAGTTCGTTCTTTTACAGTGGGTCCTTAGTGGCGGGGTCCAAGTATGTCTCTCGGTGGTCCGACGCCGCATTTGCACCTATCGTTGGAGGCCTGCCGATCGGGATCATCGGCTCGTTTTTCCTGGACACCGAACAGGCTAAGCGTCGGTACTACGCCGGCTTCTTGTACAGCAGTATGATCCTAGCCACTTGCGTGTTCGTGATGTACATGATCTCTCTACTCTTCCCTGGGATCTCGATGGACACAATCAGTGTGATCGGCCTTGCTTTCTGGGGTGTCATCAGTTGGCTGACAATCTTTTTCATGGTCGTTCGTAAGTCTTGAGCTCATTAAAACTAACTTTTAATGAGTTTAGTATTGATACAGTTCTTCCACGCAGAGCGTGAATGACCAGTCCATGCCGTTGAGGTCCACGACATTCCCCCTGTCATCGATTAGTTTGACCCGCATTCTCTCTATGTCTACCGGACCAAAGTAGCTTCTCTCGTTTGCCAAGAGGTCCGCGCCTGTCGCGATGAAGGGGGCCGCTTGGGGATACGTTAGCTCTTTGAGGGTGGTTATATTAACGGTGAGCGGTGGGTTAGGGTTAGGCCCAGGTAGAGTCCATGGAGTCCAAGTAGCATCATAGCAGACCCTAGCGGTTCTTTGTATGCCGCTCAAAGGGATTACGGCCAGGACATTGTCGGCAGAGACAGGAGGGACTCGGAAATCCGGCGTATTCCGATTTGCGAGGATTTCGTTGGCGGTGTAGATCTGGGCCTGGGTCAGACGCCTAGGGTAAGTCTTTACCACCCGGCCGGCTCGGGCGGGACCAGCAATCCCCGGCGGAGGGGTGACGCTAACGCATGAAATGTCGCCTGTGTACGGGTCTACAAGGCCCGGTTCTACGTAGGTGGGAACTGGAAGCTTCGTGGGCCGGTCGGTCATCGAAACTACGCCCTTGTTAAGCCTGTTCTGGTTGTAGTCGTCGACCACTAGGAAGAAGGATTTCGGTCCGTGGAGCTCGACAGGAGAAAGGGGAGTGAACGCGACAGGAGCGCCTGGAAGTGCTCCGCCTAGGGTGAGGGTGAAATCCCCCCCCGGAGGGTTCGCATAGGTCACCGTACTACCAGTGCTAACGTCGGTCTGCAAGTCCCTGAGACCCAGCGACCATCCTAGGTTCTGGTTCCTGAATGTCGACTTGCCTGCCGGGCCTCCGGGAGGGCAGGCGGCATTGGCACAGTCTGGGAGTCCGGTAGGACTATAGAAAGTAAGAACCACTGGATCTTGTTCGCTGTTCGACATCGTGATCTTACCTGTTCTCGCGTCGAACGTGAAGAGCAGCGTGGGCCACTCGACGGCTGTTTGAAGCGCGCTCGCGAGCTCGGGGCCCGAATAGTTACCGGCAGGGATCTCCAGGCATTTCGTAATGATTGGGAGCCCGGTGCCGGCGTTGATGTGGGCAGCAGAGAAGGAGGTATTCCCTAAATGGGGGGAGAAAGTGTACCATGTGTTGGGAAGATGTATGGAGTGAAGATACATCCGAAGGACATTGGTTAGAGGTTCAGAGAGATCGAGAGTGAAGTCTGTGTTATACTCTCCTGCGAGCGTGAGGTTTTGTTTCTGTGAACTATCGATGAAGACCATGCGCCGGGTTACGTTGCGCTGGTTCGGATTGATAGTTCCTTGCATGACCGGGACGTTGTAAGTCTGATTGACTCCCAGTCTCTCTCGGTTCATCTGGAAGTGGGAGTTAGGGAAGAACTGCACCTTCTGATGTCGCGACGTAGCTTTCTCGGCTTGGGTTTGGTCCCCCTGAGCTGGATACTCATTATTCCACCAGTTACCCATTGTGGTCTCCTGATCATCCTGTTCGTTGTGTTCCTGCTCTAAACCATCGTCATCTTCGAGGGCAGAGAGTAGCTCCGCTTTCGCCTGCTCGAAGAACCGGGCTTCGTCCATCTGGCCCTGGGCTCGCATCCGAGCTATGACGCTGTTCGCAGCGTCAGTTACCTGGGAAGCAGTGGGATTAGGCGGAAGATTTAGAGCATCCAACAGATCGTCGAGCGAGAAGTCTTGTATATTCCACTTGCCTTTGGGTGGACTGCCAGGTTCTTCCATGTAGTTATTAGCTATTCTATTCTCTAAATGTTGGCCATGGTAGTGCTCTTTCCGTAGTTCTCTTTTCATGGTGCGTTTTCTGGAGTAAGTATTTGAGTACTCCAGAAAATTGATTTAGAGTGCTGGAACTACCAGTCACCAAGCATAGTCACACTATGGCCGAAGCCTGTCCAATCTGTTGCGAAACCTTCAACCGCTCCGACAAAGCCCCCGTCTGCTGTGAGCAGGGGGACTGTGAGTGGACCGCTTGTAAAGCATGCACCCGTCAGTACCTACTTGGAACTACTCAGGACCCGCACTGCATGAACTGCCGTAAGACCTGGAGCCAGGAGTACTTGGTCACCAACCTGAATCACTCCTGGATGTCGAAGGACTACCGCGAGCATCGCAAGCAGCTCCTTCTCGATCGCGAGATGAGCAAGGTTCCCGAGGCGATGGAAGCTGCCCAGCGCGTGCGCCGTTGCCGAGATGAGGAACGGGCCATCGCAGAACTTCGCGATCAGATTCTTGCCCTCGAACAGCAAAAGCGTGCCCTGCAGGAGCAGCAGGAGGTACACTACCGCCGATGTCGGCGCATCAGGCAGGGCAAAGATGGAGCTGATCCCGAGCGCCGCAAGTTCATCATGGCCTGTCCCAATCCCGACTGCCGGGGCTATCTTAGCACTGCATACAAGTGCGAGATCTGCAAACTCCATACCTGCAAGGACTGTCTCGAGATCATCGGCTACAACAAGGACGAGCCGCACGAATGCAACCCTGACTCGGTGGCCAGCGCTGCCATGATCCGTAAGGACACGCATCCTTGCCCGACCTGCGGCGAACGCATCTACAAGATCAGCGGCTGCGACCAGATGTGGTGCCCCCACTGCAGCACCGCCTTCTCTTGGAAGACGGGCCAGATCGATACGGGCCATGTCCATAACCCGCACTTCTACCAAGCCCAGCGGGCCCGGAACAACGGCGAGGCACCTCGGAACCCAGGAGACGTCCTCTGTGGTGGCCTGGTTCACTATAGCACCTTTCGCCGCCTCATTCTCAACCGGATCGAAGACCCCCAACTGCGCTCGCTTCTCAGCGACCTCCACCAGTCCGTGGCGCATCTGACCCATGCAATGCTCGACGAGGCACGGCGGAAAGTGCGCGAGCTTGCTGGCACCGAACCCCTCCGCGTGCAGTACATCCTGGGTGAGCTCAGTAAGGACGAGCTGGCCAAGGTCATCGCCCGGAACGACCGCCTGCGCACCAAGTGGACCGAGTTCCTGCATCTCTACGAGCTCCTCAGTGTTGTCGGCATCGAGACGTTCCAGAACGTCTCCGCCTGTGCGCAGATCAACGGCCGCTTTACCGAGGCGGGCCTCACCGCGATTCAGGAGCAAGTCCAGCAGTACCATGCGGTCCGGACCATGTGCAACGAGCAGTTCCAGCGTCTGAGCGTCGCCTACAGCATGAGCGTTCCACAATGGGACGAGTCCTGGACTCTTCGCAAGCAGAAATTTACAGCAAAGGCCCTTCGCGAAGCTGCCACCCCGATCGAGGCCACCCCGGAAACCAATCTCGTCGTGAAGCGTGCACGCAAATCACGGCGTGGTGGCGAAACGCCTCCCAAAGAGGCCGCGCAACCAGCCCACTAGATCTTGCCCCCTATTCCTCTCAATCCATTCGCGATCCACCTTTCCTTCCTTCAACCGCGCTTTCGCTGCGGTTATGTTTCCTCTCCGTCCCAAGTTTTCTCCCAAGGCCCGCATAAGGCACGCGCACTCGGTGCTGGCCTTCGGCAGCTTCTGGATCCCTCGCCCCCGCTGAAGATGCCCGCTCCCGTAGAACACGAGCTCTTCCAGAACGATGAGCAACTTTCTCTCGTCTTCCGTAAGCACCTCTCGGGCTACCCTCTGCCTGCTATAGTACGTGTGTCGATTGTAGAAGTCGTCATTGTGGACCTTTATGCGACGCGGGTGCAAGGTGTTTCGAATGAGCCCGATTCCGAGGATTTTGCGCTGCGTGTTGTTCATCTCGATCACGAAGACGTCACTGTCCGACGGCACGGTTGTCGCTATCAATGTGGGAGAATTGTAGAGACATCCCGAAAAGTTCTGGGCATTTCGGAACTCCTCATTTTCTTTCCAAGTGTGATCACTGAACCGTGTCACAGCAACAGTGTGCATCAGTGCGGACATCCTACTTCTCTCTTGTCTTTCAATTTTGTGCGATACTGAGAGTGGGAGAGAAGGTATAAGCTTTCCGATGTAATCTCTGTATATGGGCCTGGTCTTCTTGGTCGAGACCGAAGTACTGCGCGATACTGGCATCATCGATGGCTTCGGGAAAGTCGTCCAACTTAGTTATGTCCGGGATGAAGTCGAACGCGTACTTCTCTAGGTACTTCATGCGGTACCGTGTGGCCTCGAAGAGATAAAGTGCGGTCCGAGTTCCAAGGAACGCTTTCAGCCGGCGTAAGTCTGCTAGGTCGCGGCCGGCGATCACATAATTGTCGCGGTTAGAGATACCGAACTCCCCTGTTTCGTCCAGATACGGGAACCCGTACATCTTGTGCGCCATGACTAGCTTGGGAACGCCGGCAAACGCTAGCTCGCCATCGCTGTAGTTAACTATCACGGTCGGGTCGACATCGCGTAGCAGGCACGTCTTTATGTTACGATATGTGTGCTCAGGAGTTGGGTCTGGAGATATACTCACACCAGACGGCGGCATATTGGTTTTCTTGATCACGATCGGCCCACACTTCCGAGCCACGGCCATGAACTTGCGCACGATGGTTATTCCAAACAGCG